TGCAGTAAGGTTGAAAGCACCTATAGACAATTCGATTGTGATGGACAGTTGGGCCATCGCTGATAACAGAGGTGCCAAGTACTACATTTCCGCGGATGACACTATAAACGGACATGTCACAAACATGGAAGCCATGGTGGTACATGACGGTACCGATGCATTTATCACAACGTACAACGAGCATAACAGCCAGAACAGTTTGGTCTCATTTACCGCAGATATCAGTGATGGACAGTTGAGATTGCTGGCAACACCAACAACAGGAGATGTCAAGTTGAAATTCTACAGGATAAGGCTAGCCGACAACGAATCAGATAGCACAGGAACTGACTTCAACACATTGGGTGCAACCACAATATCGAGTTCGGCGACTGCAATAGACACTTTCGTAGATACACAATTCACAGGTGCTCATTATGTGATTATCGCTCGTAACGCCACTGAAGGGACTTCCGAAATTTCGGAAGCCACAGTCTTGACCAATGGCACCACTGCTTTTGTGTCACAGGGTGCTATAACTTCAAGCAAGGCATCATCGATGTTGACTCTTACCGCGGCACATGATGGATCAAGCACTGTGACTCTGAGTGCGGCATCCAGTGCAGGTGGGAGCACCACTGTCAACGCACACAGGATCCACATCAATGTGGCAGATGGAACCTCATATGATGTTCTTGACTCGTTTGGGCACGGAACATATAAATTGGCGAACTATATTGTCGTAGGAAAAAATGTCGCAAATGAATCACAGATAGCAGAACTAATGGTTGCCACAAATGGCACGGCACCATTTATTTTACAGACAGGTGCAAATATCAGCACACACTCAGTTTCCGATGCATTGATGAATTTCACAGTCGCACACAACGGCAGTAACGTAGAATTACGTGCAACAAACAACCAAGAATTGACCGACACCACAGTCAACATGTACAGAGTGCATCTTAACAGGCTTGAGGGGTCGCCTAGTTCTGTAGCCACTCTCGACACATTTGACAAGACTGAGTTCAGGAGTGCGAAGTACACTGTTTCGATCAGTGACCCGGCCAGTGGTTCACTTGGATTATACGAATATCTAGACATTAACCTGATACACGACGGTACTACTGTATATTTGTCCACGTTTGGCAGGACCACTAACCACACTGCAGATCTGGTCGAATTCTCTGCTGACATCAGTGGCGACAACGTGAGGTTGCGAGGCACGATAAGTAATACAAACACACACACGGTCACAGTGGTTAGAAGGGTACTGAAAATTTAACATGGCACAACAGACGCTTAACATAGGAACAAACGCAAACGACGGGACAGGCGATAATTTACGAGCCGCTATGATCAAAGTGAATGAGAATTTCACTGAAGTTTATTCTGCTCCTGGCTTCACTGTGGATACAATCTCATTTTCTGGCAACGAAATAAGTGCCGTTAGATCCAACGATGACCTTGTTTTCAAACCAGCGGGCGCCGGTGCAGTTCAATTCCCTGCCATAAGGATCGACGACAACAACATTGTAGGAACAAGATCAAATGAGAATATTAATCTGCTACCATCGGGTACAGGTTCGGTGGTGTTTGGGGCAATCAAGATACAAGGAACATCTTTGAGCTCAGATGATTCAACAACAATTAATATCAATGATGGACTTGTTGTAGATGGAACAATTAATGTCACGGGCACATCAACACTGACAGGTGCGGCAGACCTAGGTTCCACACTAGCAGTTCCGTCAGGACTAACAACTCTTTCAACTTTGGCTGTTACCAGCACCACAAGTTTGGTAGGTACAACAACCATAGACAATATCACATTCAATGACAACATCATAGGTACAAGTTCAAACGCCGACCTAAACTTGACACCGGGAGGCACAGGCACTGTTGTCATATCAAATTTAACAGTTGATTCTAATATCAATATAACAGATAACGAAATTAAAACAACCCAGTCCAACTCTGATCTTGTAATTGCACCATCAGGCACAGGACAGGTTGTGATGTCAAAAGCGGACATTAACGGTGGCACCATAGACAACACAGTGATAGGTGGTGCAACACCGTTGGCAGGATCGTTCACGACATTAAGCACAACAGCATCTTTGGCCATAGATGGCGTTACGATTTCAGACAACACAGTTTCAACCAATTCGTCAAATGCCAATCTAGAGTTGACAGGAAATGGATCTGGTGGTGTAAAAATAAGTGGTTTCACCATGCCGACTTCAGACGGTGCCAGTGGACAATTTATAACAACAAACGGACTTGGAGTGCTTTCATTCGCCACTGCTGGGGCAACTCTAAGTAATTCAACTATTGCAGATGCCACAACAACAGTTGCCAGTTCATCGACTAGTGTGCTTAACTCGTTCGACAAGACAGTTGTCAGAAGTGCGAAATACTTTATCTCTGCCACAGATGCTACAAACAGCAGATTTGAATTTGTGGAAGCCAATGTAATACACGATGGTACAAACGCTTTCATCTCAACGTTTGGTTCGGTTAGTGACTACACAGAAGGCCTAGCCACCTACACAGTTGGTATTAGTGGTGACGATGTGCAAGTGAAAGTTACAAATATCACTGATGACAGCATTGTATTCAAATTCCAACGTATAGCAATGAACATATAAAATTTACATTAGGTTTATAAAAACTCATATAAATATCTATAACAAAAGGAATTATACACTATGGCAAGACAAGCAATCAACATTGGATCAAGTGCAAATGACGGCACAGGTGATCCGTTAAGAACAGCATTTGACAAGATAAACGACAACTTCGTAGAACTTTACGGTACTGATAATGACATCAACACACTTGATGCAAACCTAAACGTAAACACTTTCGCAATAACGACAGGTGTCACAAACGGTGACATAACTGTCACACCAAACGGCACAGGAAGCATCAAACTTGGTGCAATGAAGTTCGTTGGCACAACAATGAGTTCTGATGATTCAACGCAGATCACGATTGCTGAGAATATAGAAACCACAGGAACTTTGAGCGTAGCAGGGGCATTGAGTTCATCAACAAGTTTAGCATTGGCTACAGGAGCCACAGTAACAGGTATTGCAGACGAAGACAATATGTCTAGCGACAGTGCTACTCTTTTAGCAACACAACAGTCTATCAAAGCATACGTTGACACACAAATTACAGCAGAAGATTTAGACATCACTGCCGACGATTCTACAGCACTGTCAATTGATTTAGATTCAGATACTTTACACTTTGCAGGTGGAACAGGTATCACCACTTCAGTGAGTGGAAAAACAGTTAGTCATGCAATCGATTCAACAGTAGCCACACTAACAGGTTCTCAAACTTTGACAAACAAAGTTTTGACTGCTCCTACAATAAACGGCGCGACGATGACAGGTAATGTTACCGTTGACAATTTAATTTTCAATGACACAGATATTAGCACTGCGTCAGATGGTAATTTGACTTTGAATCCTGGTGGTTCTGGAACAATTGAACTACATGCAAATACAAACGTAACGGGTACCATCACAGTTTCTGGAACAACAAACACGGCAGACGTTGCCACTACAGGTAACACTACAATATCAGGCTCATTAACAACAGGAACATTCGCTGTTGGTGACTTGAACATCATTGCTGACGGAACTATTACTTCTGATACAAACGGAGACATAGCAATTGATCCAGCGGGAACTGGTGCGATTGTTTTGACTGGTCCAATCACTCACACAGGAACGCAGACGACTACAGGACAGTTGAATGTCGACAACTTGAGATTAGATGGAAATGTGCTTTCTTCTACGTCAGGGGCAATCACATTGACACCAGCAAATGATCAGAACGTTACAGTAAGTGGAACTAATGTTAAACTTACAGCCTCGGAATCAAACTTTACTTTAATGGAAGCAACAACAGTAAGAACAGATTTTATTTCCAGTGACACATCAAACGCTGACATTGATATTACTACTCAGGGAACTGGTGTTGTTAAATTAGAAGATCAAACACAGTTAACACTTACCGGATCATTCCTTCCAGCGATACATACTTTCACTGGAACGGATGCTGTAACAATAGCGGAACACGCCGGTAGGACTTTATTACTTGGCGAGGTAGGCGGTAACGCTTTAGTTACACTCACACTTCCAGCGGCGACTGGATCTGGAGCAACTTACAAATTTATAGTTTCTGTAGCAAACACATCTAACTATGTAATTAAAGTGGCAGATGCATCTGACACAATAGACGGTATAATGTTATACTTAGATGAAGACGGTACAGCGGTATCGGCCTTTCCAACAGTGGCCACTTCGGATACGATAACACTTAACGGTGGTACAACGGGTGGTATAATTGGTGACTATTTAGAACTGGTGGACATTGCCACTGACCAATATCACGTTAGAGGTACAATGAGGGTGGCATCAGGTGCCGACCCGGCAACACCATTTAGTGCTACAGTAAGTTAATAGGCAAAATAACGCAGTAAGTCTTACGACACCACAAGAATGAAGAGACATTTTATTAAAAAAAAACAGTATAGGTCTCCACAATCAGAGATTAAGCGATTAGAGGAGGCCATACGACGTGAGCAAGACAAAACAGAACGTGAGAACCTCAAACAGCACCTAGAACACTGGATACGCACACAGAATAATAGCAGGTAATAACCAATAAATACCCTTGTAAGGAGTAAAGTAATGGCAACACCAGTGTGGACAACCACGGCAGGTAAAATTGCAACTATAGATGAACAAGTAGCATTTTCGCTACAACTAGAAGCCAATGATCCGGTCGCCATAGGTGATTCAACGGCCATAATTTACTCCGTGATAGCAGGAAGCCTACCCGCAGGAATGCAGGTCACCACAGATGGCTTACTAACAGGTACTCCGGCTGAGGTTGCCAAAAGAACTCTTTACACCTTCGTCGTGCGAGCCACGGCCGGGACCGCTATCACAGACAGAACTTTCAGTTTAGATGTGCAGGGAGCAGACACACCAACGTTCACAACTGCGTCAGGACAACTGCAATTAGATGATTCTACAAGTGTAGGTTTGTACTGGGTAATAGATGGTTCCAGTGTTTCTTTACAGATGCAGGCAACAGATACAGACACAGCGGCAGGACAAACCCTGGTGTATGAAATAGTACAAGGTGAACTACCTCCGGGAGTGACCATGAGCAAAACAGGGTTGATATCTGGAATAGTGGAACTCACAGAAGATACGCGGTACGGTAAGCGTGGAGGATACGATGGAAGTGGAGTTGAAGATGAGTTTGATGGCACATATGATAGGACTGTCACAACAAAAAGTATCGGTAGGAATTTTGATTTCATAGTAAGGGTATCCGATGGCACTAGTTTCGTAGAACAAAATAACAGTATTCTAGTTTATTCAGCAGACTACTGGAGAGTTTCAAATACAGAGATCACGATTGATGCTACTGAAATTGAGGGATCTCCACTTACAATGGATCTAAGTGCAAACAGGAGACCTGTCTTCAGGACTGGATCTGATCTTGGAACTTTCAGACACGACAATGCATTGGTTATAAAAATTGATGTAGAGGACTTTGACCCATTACAGGGAGACCTCGAGTACACTGTGCAGTCAGGATCATTACCTCCGGGTGTGTCTATAGATATCAAATCAGGAGAACTATACGGACAATTGGCAAGACAATCAGCAGTTGAAAAAACTTATAATTTCACAATTAGAGCTAACAGAGTAATATCATCAGACATGAACGTGTTTACAGATCAAGCGTTCACCATGAAGGTGATAGGTGAAATCGATATTGGTATTGCATTTACTTCGCCAACAGTGTTGGGCACCCTAAAGGCAGATGTGCCAAGTTTACTTTCAGTTGAGGCTGTGGCGGAAGGAACTAATCGTGTATTAAGTTATTCAGTTACATCAGGATCATTGCCTACTGGAATCACACTGTCAGAGCAAGGAAATTTTGTAGGCACAATCGATCCGAGTGATTTTACAGATTCAACAAGATCTTTCACTTTCACGGTCACGGTTAGTGATCAATATCAGTCAGCGGCTACCTCGAAAGAATTCACACTCAATATTGACATACCTTTCACCACAGTGGAATATGGAAACATGGATGGCCATGCTACATCATTCATCGATCAAAACATATTCTACCAAATAGCACAAGATCCAAACATAAATGCTGTAGAAAATATTTTCAGGCCGGAAGATCAAACATTTGGAATAAAGTTGAAACCAGACATGTTAATGATGTCAGGCCTCGAAGCCCAGACTTTGACTGCTTTCCAACAACAAATGGAACAGAACCACGCACCGAAAACACTTTACTTTGGAGATATCAAAACTGCGATAGCCAAAGAAGGTACAACTACAAAATATGAGGTTGTCTACATAGAGATCAAAGACAGTTTGGTAAACAAAAACGGTGAAGCAATATCAAGTGCTATAACACTGCGAGATCCAGTAGTAAAACCAATGCTTGGACCGAGGGCTTCAAGCATGAATGCCACTGCTGACTATGTAGATTATGAAGTGACCACAGACGGTGGACTTTCATTCAGCACCTCAGGATCAAAAGTGAGATTCGCAAATCAATTGAGTGCTGACCTAGGCATAATTGAAACTTTGTATCCTAACGCAGTTGCCAACATGAGATCTAGAATGAAGAGCCTTGGACACAAAGAGTATGATTATCTTCCACTATGGATGAAAACCACACAGTCAGGAGACCTTGCACCACTTGGATACGTCATGGCCGTTCCGATATGCTATTGCAAACCAGGAAAATCAGCCTTGGTTAAGAAAAGGATAGAAGACAAAAATTTGAAATTCAAAAATATAGCATTTACCATTGACAGATATATTGTTAGCAAAAGCAAAGTTGCCACAGACACATTCACAGCAGACGGCACAACTACTAGTTTCGTGGTTGACGAGCTGATCCATGAGGAAGATATCATAGTAAAAGAAGGAACTGAAACAGTTTTTGTAGGGCAAGGAGTAACGGCAGACAACAATATTAAACCAACATATCTCACAGCAGACGGCACTCTTAGATCGGCCGATCATGAATTGGGTATCACACTTTCGCACAACACAACAACCAAAAAAACAACAATTACTTTTACCAAAGAAGTACCGTCTGACGGCACAATAATAAAGGTAGAAAGAGCGAACGATAAATATCTTAAATTTAGAGACAAAGGAATTCAATAATGGCAAGTAAGATAGTACCAGGAAACATAGACGCAACATATCCTAGAGCAGGACAGGACAACAGTTCTCAGGGATTCAGAGATAATTTCAATGAGATAAAGACAAATTTCACAGAAGCAAAATCTGAAATAGAAGACTTGCAGACAAACAAAGCAAATCTCAATGCATCCAGTGATTTCACTAACAATGAATTAACAAGAGCAAAACTTAAAAATAACTCAGAAACAGTGTATGCACACGGTTCTGTTTCAAGCGGATCAGTAACATTAAATCACGGAAATGGTCATTACCAAACATTGACCATCACGGCCGATACCACTTTCGCATTTACAAATTTCCCATCCGGTGGACTGGGTAGAATTATTTTAGACATAACAGTTGCACCAACATCGACAGGTATACTGACTTTGCCTAGTGCTGTGATCAAGGCAGACAACGTAACAGGCAGTGACGGAACTTCAGATCAGGTCACTATAGGCTTAGGTAGAGCACTTTTTGAATTCATGTCACCAGACGGTGGCACAACTGTATTGATGCACCAACTTGGTAAACAATACGTTTAATAATTAAGGAGTCATATGTACTTCCATCCATTACAAGAAGAAATAGGCAACATGTCGGACGAGGACATTTCTAAAAGAATTAAAGATCTTTCTCGTAAAGTCAACACCGCAAGAAGGTTTGGCAGGAATCCAGACATGTTAGCACAACTCACAAACGCCCTAAACACGTACAGGAACGCTATCAGAGAAAGAAGAATAGAGGCGTGGCATAAGAACAACAAAAAGATAAGAGGGGAACCAGACCTAGGCGACTTGGTCAACATCGATTAGTAAATAGTTTTTGATGTCAAATACATTTTCCTGGAAAACAAAATTTAAATCAATAATAATAGTTGACGGTGAGTTGTTCTCTAACGAATACAAACTTAATGTATCGCTGACCCCACACACTGCAAGTTTAAAAGAGCAGACAGAGTATTTTGATAGATTGAAGAACCTTTTCGAACAGGTGTTCGCAAACACTATAACCACTTGGAGAGACGAACCATTATACAAAACTCTTAAGAAAAAAACTACAAACAGATTTATTGAGTTGCCAAAACCTCCCTATGACCAGATAATGGCCGCGGTGTGTTTCTGTAAAGCAAACAGCATATTAGACAGCAAGATCGTGATCAACAACATTGAACTTTCATCTTGGCAAGGAGACGGTATTACCTACAAGGTTGACAAAGATAGCAAAGAGCTTATACTGTTAGATAGACCCGATTGGTTTTCAGAAAAATTCAGCAACTTTGATCCATGGTGGTTGAGGGCAGACACGGCAACATATGATCAAGAATTTGACAAAGGCATCTACACTGGA